TCGTTGGCGTAAATATAATTATGGCACTCTTCAAAAACTGCGGAAAGATTGTTAGAAGGTCGTAATTCCTGAATTTGCGGGAGTTTTTCAGGTAACAGGCTGTCTTCGGAAAATGACAATCTTTGCTTTTTCATTTGCTTTTCAGGGGTGATTTGGTTTACTTATTTAATGTGACATAGGGTTCAGAATATGTCAAGGGGTTTATCGATTATTTATTCTTAGTCTTCTGGAGGCAATCTGGGTGTCTCTGAACCCACCCAGATTCATCAGGGTAAACTACATCAAATATATGACAGCTACATTGGTTTCTTAAATCTGACTTGAAAAATTGGCAAAAATTCCCCTTGCTACTGGCACAAGTTTTTCCACCGCAATCAATATCTAAAATCAGTTCCATTGGTCTGCCTTAAATCAGTTTGACTATCCGATTCTAACTTCTGGAGTTTAACCCAGTTTTTTCGGTTTCACGCTCCCCAAAAACTATTTTTGCTAAAAACTCTTTAGCCTCCTGAATTTGGTCTAGCGTGAAGAAATTTATTCCTGCCTCTTCAGACCAGAAAGGATGTCCCACCATATCTGGAGTTCCAACCACGATAATAGTCTTAAAGGGGAAAAAATGACTCAAGGAGGGGATACTAGAGACGATTTTATTCAAACCCTGGGCATAACCAATTTCAAAGGAAGTACCATGCCCGCTTCCCCAAGGTAGGTAGGCATAAATGATATTTGCTTTTTCTACCGCAGAAATGTCATCGTTGTAGATTTGCCCAGGATTATACCCGTTTAATTCAGTTTCAGAGTTGTTAATGGGGCGGTCTAGGGCTTCGAGGGTTTTGGATTTATCCATAGGGTCTAAGACTTCTACTGGCCAAACCTTAACATAGCTTTTAAGTTCATTACGCCAACCAGTGGCTTGTTGGTACGTTAACCCGTGGATACGTCCAGCCAGATAGATTTTTACTTGGGTCATTAAAATTTCTCCGTTTTTTCCATTATATACTTTATGTTTCTGGTTGTCAAGTGGGGATTAAAACCAATTAAAGTGCTATTGACGGGAATTGAACCCGCAAAATAGTCCTAAATCTTCTGGCGAAACGCCCTTCCCTCACCCATAGCTTTTACAGATTTGGTGGATTCGCAAATTCCAGTTGAACCACTAACTAAAGGTTAGTTAATGTGGGTATTCCTTTTCGGTTGGAGGTTTCCGTTTCAAACCTCTGGCTACCAAGCCACAATAGCATTCTTATTATATCTTGGGCTAATAGGTTTTGTCAAGTGGGTAGGGGGTAGGTCGGTTTTTTCTTGGTTGACCCTTGCTTTCCCCCGCACTGCCCCAGTCGAGATAGGGTGTAATACAAATGTACTAGACATAAAGTTTCACCAGCAATTAGGGGGGTAGGTAGGGGGGGGTTCTTGGTTTTTTCTTGGGCTACCCCCTCACTTCCCCCATTAAACCAAGTTCAAACAGGGTATGAGTATTTATACTTATTTCTAAAGGCATAGCTCTAAGAAAACCTATCAACTGGGGGGGTTATCCCAGTTTTTCTATGTCTGACCCTGTCCCTCCGGTTTGACCCTGCCGTAGATGGTTTCCATTATGGGAATCCCCGCAACGCCCGTGCTGGAATGGTTTGGCGATGTTGATGTCCTTTAAACCAATTTAAACCAATTAACCCAAAATGTACCAAATTATACATTTATTATTTCTTGGCAGGTCAAATGTTTGTTCTAGAGTTTAATTTGACCTCAGAACTCTTGCACCAAACTTGACTGGGGATTTTCTCCCGTTATAAAAAATGTTAACTTTCATTAACATTAATTTCCTGTTTCACAGGGGGGTAAGACGGCTTAACCCCACTCCACAAGCTAACACGAGCTAACTGCCCGTTTTACCCTAGTTAAAGGGGGTTTAACCTTGATTGATTAAGCTTGGTTCTCACTTAACCAGTTTTTGTTGGGTTAACCCCAGTATAACAGAGAGTAGATTAAATGTCAAGGGGTTCGAGAAAAAACTTTTAGACTTCGGGAAAACTTTATTCTAAAAGTCTAAGCACTGAGTTTCAGGTAAGGGGCTAAACATTCGCTAACAGGGGGAGGGAGGCAAACCAGTCAAGAATCGGGCGATAAGTCCAGAACCCCAAAAACTTGTTTAAGGCTAGGGTTCCGACCTTGCCCGATTAAGACTGTCTGCCCATGTAGAATGGGCGAACTTGGTGTATGTGTTTACTATTTGATTCTAGCAAAATTGAAAAAAGATGTCAAGGGGCTAACAGATGAGTTTGGTCAAATAAGTTTAAATTGGCTACGGGGTGAAATTAGGGGGTGTCCCGTGAAAAAAAGAATGAACCCCCCCACCCCCCTAGTTGGCAGGATAAGACGTGGGAAACCCTAGTCAGACTAAGGTTAAAAAGAGGTTTAGGGGACAACTAGGGGGGTTATCCCATTCTTGAAAAATCTCAGAACCCCCCCCCAGTTGTGTCCCAACCCCGTCAAATAACGGACAATAAAAAACCCCTTTGGAAGGGGCTGGTCAAATTAGTTATTGGTTATGTCCATTGCTGGGGCTAAAAAGTATTGGTAGTAGTCTAGGTATTTTGAAAAAAGCCTTGAACCCCCCCCACTTGTTACCCCAGCCTTATCGAATGAAGCATGGTAGTAAGTTTGCAACCTGCTTTAGCAAATTTAGCTTGTAGAATCAAAGCATTGGTTCTGATTCGACGAGAGTAAGTCCAGAGCTTTATAGCTTCCAGAGTGAAAAATAGTCCATGCTCTGGGATTAGGAAAATCTTTTGTAAACCCCCATTTGATAAGGATTTTACTTCTTTCACGCAATTTTCAAACGACCAAAACTCGTTGTCAGGTAAATGGCATCCAGGGGGGATTTCACTTAACTCCTGATACAGACTGCCCTTCTCGTATTCCAGCAATTTAGCCAAACCAGATACAGAGATACCTTTTAAACCAGATACTGGCTGAAAGTATAAATCTACTCCATAAAGAGAAAGAGACTGAAAAGGGATTCCTTCAATGGGCTGAATGGAGTTAAAATCAAACACTTGCGTTAGACGGTTATCCATGACAATCACACTAAAACTCTAATTGCTGATAACTGATAACTGATAACTAACTAATCGTCGCACGCAACCCGAAAACCAAAGTCGTCGTAGTGGATGACGGGGTTGTTCTGGAGGCGGTTAGCAGAACGACAGTAATAAGGGAAGATGTGCCAAGAACCGCCCCGCAGACAAATATCCTCACACCACTCCCAAACATTACCACTCATGTCATAAAGCCCCCAACCATTGGGCTTTTTCTGTCCTACAGGATGAGTTTTGTTATTAGAATTTTCGTCATACCAAGCGTACTCCCCTAACTGATTAGCATCATCACCAAAATAATAGTGAGTAGTTGTACCTGCTCGACAGGCATATTCCCATTCAGCTTCTGTGGGAAGACGATAGGTTTTGCCTGTGATTTCACTTAATTTTAGGCAAAAGGCTTGAGCATCGTCCCAACTAACTTGTTCTACTGGATTTTGGGGACTATTTTCAAAGTAAGAGGGATTGGTTCCCATTACTGCTTGATACTGTGCCTGAGTAATGGGATATTTGCCAATGGCAAAACTGTTTACTTTAACTTGGTGTTTAGGCTTTTTAGAATCACTTTCAGAAGAACCCATGAGAAATTGACCTGCTGGTAAGCTTACCATTTCTAATGTTACTCCGTTGGGTAGTTTTTCGGTAAATTGGTTCATTTTTTTTTTTTTTGTTAGTCCCAAATAGTTGATAACTGATAACTGATAACTGATAACTGATTATAGCGTTCGACTGGTTGTTTATCGTTACCCGTAATCTTGTTTTCCGTGTTTGTTTGCCTGATGCTATCTTATGCGATTCTCCCAGAAATGTCAAGTGTATGAGAGAATCTTTTTTTGAACAAGTGTACTACTGATAACTGATTAATTGTCGCAGACTAGCAACCAATAATTAATGAATTAAGCTTTGCAATCTTGGAGAAAAGCCCATAAATAATCTTTATGTTCGGTAAAATTATTTAGCATTTGATACACTTTTTGAGTATCAAAAACACCTGGATAAACACCGGAATAGGGTTGGTGGAAATATATTTTACAGTAGAGACCATCTTCGCTTATTGCTAAACGATGTCCTAACTTTACTAGCATTTTTTCGAGCTTTACAGCAAATTCTTTTACACTAGAGGTAAGAAGGGGGAAATTAAAGGCGTTGTAAAAGAACATTTGATTGTCGCAGACTACCCGAAAACCGTCGGTGTCGTCGTAGTTGTGGCGGCTGTCGTAGTAACGGTAAGCGGAACGGCAGTCACCCAAAAGGTCGCTCCAAGAACCGCCCCGCAGTAACTGATAATCATTATCATTTGTTACCCAGGCACTGCCATTCTTTGGTGCATTTTCGTAGCTATCGTGCCAATAGTCCTCGCACCACTCCCAAACATTACCACTCATGTCATATAGTCCCCAAGCATTGGGCTTTTTCTGACCCACAGGATGAGTTGTATTTTGAGAATTTCCTTCATACCAAGCGTAATTTCCTAACTGATTGGCAACATCACCAAAATAATAGCGAGTAGTTGTATCCGCACGACAAGCATATTCCCATTCCGCTTCTGTGGGTAGGCGATAGGTTTTGCCGGTTATTTGACTCAATTTCTGACAAAAGGCTTGAGCGTCATTCCAACTAATCCTTTCTACCGGATTTTGGGGATTATTATAAAAATAAGAGGGATTGGTTCCCATTACCGCTTGATATTGTGCTTGAGTAATGGGATATTTCCCAATAGCAAAACTGTTGACTTTAACTTGGTGTGGAGGCTTTTCATCCTCGCTTTCAGCAGAACCCATGAGAAACTCACCTGCTGGTAAGCTTACCATCTCTAGTGTGACTTGATTGGGTAGTTTTTCGGTAAATTGGTTCATTTTTTTTTTTTGTTAGTCCCAAATAGTTGATAACTGATAACTAATTATAGCGTCGGATACAGGAATTTGTGTTGTTTCGATTGGTTGTTTAGCGTTACCCGTCATCCTGTTTTCCGTGTTTGTTTGCTTGATTCTATCCTATGATATTCTCCCAGAAATGTCAACTGTCTGGGAGAATCTTTTTTTGAACAAGTGTACTACTGGTAACTAAGCGAAGTGCGGGGACAAGTGGTGAAGTTAGGGGTAGCCGTTATAAAAACCCATGTACCTACCTCCCCCCCTACCAACATGAGTTAGGACAAAAAAAAATTCGCCCACGGAACAGTGTAGACGACCTAGAAAAAATAACTAACAAGGAAACCTTTTCTCTAATATAACAAACCTTAAAAGATTTGTCAAGTCCTAAGTCAAAACTCCTTCAGGCATTTTGCTGGCTTTAATTTCAGTGAGTTCATCTACGGAAAAGCCGTCAAGACCTTGTAAAGCGACGTATAAATCCATATTAGTGGAGTCAAAGGTATCATTCTCTTTGTCGTAAAACACGCCGATATGACCATAAAGACCAGTAGCCCGGTCTAGTTCACGAACAAAGATGGATTTTAGGACAGGGATAGCCTCTGGGACAGTGGAATCCACCTTATATTCAGCAACAACTGGTTTGTCAGGGTGTGTGTCCACGTTGGTAGAAATACTCACTGTACCTAAAAAATGGGATAGGGTAGCTTTCAAGAAATTAATCCTCCGAATTAAAATTTGGTCGTTCGAGACTACTAATATATTGTAGCAGGTTTTGGTTTTAGATGTTCAGGGACTTTAAGGGATTCTATAATCCCCAAAGTTAGAGCAAAATGTTCCTTATCTTTAAAATAAAATTCCGCCATATCTCTAGGACTAGCAAATCGTTCTATACCCATTGAAATTACTTCTGTGGAGGGGGCATTTTCATAATTTTTACCCACATAGGGGTGAACCCAGTTTCCAGGGTAAGCCACTTCGCCAGCAGGATAACCCTTTATTTGCTTAAGTTCATCTGAAGTTCTATTTTTAGCTAAAAATTCCTTAGCTAAGTTGGCAAATTTAGGGTCAGACCCTTCCAACAGGTGTGCCGCTTCATGAAAAACTGAGGGTTTAACATCATTGGAACGGGTTACAGATATAGAAAGATAATTATTTTTTTGGGGTTCTTTTGCATCGAATCCAGCCCAACTTCTTTTTTTTTCGCTGAGTCCTATACGGGGGACTAAGTTGTTCAGAATCCCCCCTGTAAGTTTATGAAATTCAGCCAAAGCCTTACTAATTACAGGAGTGTGAGTTTTATAGATAGGGTCTTCAGTATTGGCTGGTTTAAGATTTTTAGTGTATTCACCTATTTGAAAATTAGTTTGTCCCACTAGGAGGTCAGAGTTTACAGAATTATTATTATCAAGCAGTTCTTGATACAATAAGTTCATCTGTTTCTCAAGGTAAGTATCAAGAGACTGCTTCAGTTTACGTTTTCTAGCAAAAAGTTTTTGGGCTTTTTCAACGTCTTCAGGGTTTTTAGGGTCTAAAGATTTTAGCTCCGCATTGATTTGGGCATCTTGAGTTTCAAAAACTTTGACAAGTCTATCCAGTTTATACTGGGAGATTTTAGATTTTGCAGAATTAATAGTATCAGTGTACTCTTTGGAAACCTGTTTAGGAGTAGTTGGTTTTGGCTCTGCGGGTTCTGGTTTAGGGTCTAAGTTTTTTTGAGTTAAGCTACTCATTAATTTTGTTTTAGGCGGCTCAGTCTGGTTAATACTATCTAGAACCCCAAGAATAAAATTAAAGTGATGGTTTGATTCTGTGTAGAGAGTAAATGCGTCTGTAGGGTTACGAAGTCTTTCAAAACCTGTAGATATAACCTCTGTGGCTGATACCCCTTTGTTGTATGTTCTACCCACATAATTATTTATAAAATCACCTTTATACCCTCTGTAGGTCATACCCCTGTGTTCGATGTCTTCCTCTTGCCCCGAATAACTATGTTTTTTCAGGAACTCCATAGATGCTTTTAGGAGTCCAGGTATGTGGGATTCCAGAATGTGAGCCATTTGATGGAAGGTCTGAAGTTTAAATACTTCATCACCGAGTCCAATAGCCCCGATTCTAATATGTGTCAATTTTTCTGGCTTATCTGGATGGTAGCGGACGTAACTAGAACCATTTCTGTCTACGTCAATCATAGGAACCAATTCTCCCAGAAACCCCTTAGTAAGAGAGTGGAAATCTTTAACACTTTCTTTCACTAAATCCACGTTCCTATCTGATTTATCTAGTTCTTGCCCATACAATGTGAATTTAGAATTTTCCAAAAGTTTCTCTAAGTCTAAATCTTTACTAGCTTCTTTGTAGGATTCTAGAAGATTTTGAACATTTTTCTCGAATTTTGCCCTAAATTTCTTTTCAAGATTTTTGTGTTTTTTGAAAACCTCGTCAAATTGACGTATAACTTCTTCTCTGTCGGAGTCGGTTAAAGTAGGGTCGTCATACATACCCATTATTTTAGTGTTAAATTCTCTTAGTATACCACTTAGTTCTTGGAGTTTTCCTAGTGTTTTAGTATCGTTCAACCCATATTTAGAGCTAATTTCTTGTCCTCTTTGAGTGTAGTTATCTAGGGTCAAATTCTTTGCCTCAGCAGATTTATTTGGTATTTCCTCAGCAGATTTATTTGGTATTTCCTCAGCAGATTTATTTGGTATTTTCCTAACAGATTTATTTGGTAGCCGGTAAGATTCAGAATTTCTAGTAGAGTTAACACGGTCAAGCGCACCAAGAATATAATTAAAGTGATGATTAGAATTTACAAAAAGTTTAAATGCGCTATCTGGATTACTTAAACGTTCAAATCCCGTAGATAAAACCTCTGTGGCTGAATTTTGGACGTAAAATCTACCCACATATTCATCTATAAAGTCCCCCTTATATCCTGAGATAGGTACACCCAGGTAATCAAAATTCTCTAGAGTTCCAGTGTAACTATGTTTTTTCAGGAACTCTAGAGACGCTTCTTTGAGACCAGGAACATGAAGCTCAACTAGGTGCGCCAATTCATGGAAGGTCGCCTGCCTCAGAGGAACTTCCCCCTGTCCAGATGTCCCAATGCTGACTATTGAACTTTGTGCGGGTTTATTAGGGTAAACGGCATAGCTATTACCTTCATTGTTAACATCCAACAAATTGGGAAAGCCTATAATATTGCCGTTAGTGAGATAGTGAAAATCTTTATAGGCTTCCCTCACCATATCAACGTCCTCATTTAAATCTCTTGGAAAACCATTTCTTACAAATCTAGTCTTTAAAATTACTTTATCCATGTCTAAATCTGAAGCATTTTCTCTATAGTCGTCTAAAAGTTGTTCAACTTTTTTCTCAAAGTCTTCATAGGCCTTCTTTTGTGTCTCCAATATATCGTCATTAATTTTTTTTAGTTCCTCCATGTCAGAAGGCGTTAATGACGGTTTTTCTTGGAAACTGAGTAATTTGTCTATTAACTTCGCCAGTCTGCCTAAGAACTTATTATCACTCAACCCATATTTAGAGCTAATTTCTTGTCCTCTTTGAGTATAGTCATCCAGGGTAAAATTCTTTTTCTCAATAGGTTTAGCATTAACTGGCACAGTTGACACAGAATCAGGTTTAGACGGTGTGGATTTAGACTTATCTGATTTATTTTTTGCGTAATTAATTAATTGTTGTTTTAAAGCATCACGAACCCTTTGTCTAAATTTGGCGAAGGGGGAGGATGGTTTAGTTTTTTTAGCCTCGGAAGAAGTGGGTTTAGTGGCTTTTTTCTTATCTTTTTGGGGCTTAACCACATCAGGTTTAGTAGCCCATTTACCAGTCAAGGGGTCTCGTTTGTGCTTAGACGGGTCAAAGGAAAAAGCTTCCCCTTTAACATTAGTACCTTTAACAACCCCCATACCATCTTTAATATTACCGCCACGGGATTTCCTGGGGTCTTGGGGGGAATTAGGGGAGTATAATTTTCTACCTTTGCGTCTGGCCATTATAAATTGGGGGAATGATGCTTCTGTACAGGACATTGGGCGTATAGATTTTTCTCAATACCCACCCTGTTTAAGATTGATAAAATCCTATGCGCCCAAAGATTAAGGTAGGGATTGCGGGAAAACCAGTATGGAACCAATAAAAGTTAACATATTAATAAGACAAGGAGCCAGCTATAGGGGTAAATCTTTACTATTAGCGGGTAACTATAGTGACTGGGAGTTCGCTTGGCAAATTAAGAGAAAACATAAGGGAACTCTATTGGCAGAAGGAGACTTTGAAATAGTTAATGATGATTTCGTAATAGGGGATATTACCTATGAGAACCACACATTAATAACTCCAATTATGGTTTATCAGACCACAACCTTATTACCGGCGGCAATGGGGAATATAGTTGGGAGGGATGCTTGGGTATATGACTGTGAAATGAAGTCCCCCGATGGGCTAATTGTACACAGATTTTTTGAAGGATTGGCTAATGTAAGCCCGGAAGTGACTACGGAGGTAATTCCCGATGGCAATTGAACTGAATGGAGAAATATTATTTTCTAATGAGACTAACGGGGTGTATGTAGTTACCACCCCTGAGACTTTAGTTCAAACAATAACATCCACAAATAATGTCTTCTATGTGACAACAGTTTTTGTCGGGTTAAACCCAGTATAACAGAGAGTAGATTAGATGTCACGTTGACATGGTGAAGTTTGGTTCTAGTCCTGAGTCTTCTGTTTCTAGGACGGAGAAATTTACCACTTGACCACCGCAGAATTTAGCGAACCCTTCTTTGACTGAGGAAGTGAGATTAGAGAAGTCAGCAGAAACACGGACGTAAGTGGCTTTTACTTTTTGCTCCATCTTGTTTAGGACTTGTCTCTGGATATTATAAAGATTCTGCCAAGCGGCTTTAAAAATATCCTTATCAGATTTGGGGGGTTTTCTAAGCTTTAAAGAGTAAGGAGCGTAGTTTAATGGGTCGTCAGAATAAACGAATTGGGAAACCCACTCGTAAAAAAGAACCTCACATTTGCCTTTGTTCCAAGCATTTATTTGCCTTCTACTGTAGGATTTTCCTACTTGCCATGGGAACATCTTTTCTAAAAGCATAGTAATGGAAAGGGGATTGTTATCAAGGTCTCTCCCCAATTGATTGCCCCAACAACCCTCGTGTTCAATTGGTATGCCCATACTAGAGTAGGTTTTAACGGCTCCTACGTTATCATAGAAATTAACCCAAGCTCTAAAGATACCCTTCTTATCAAGTTCAGCCTTAAACGTATGGAGAGCCTCGGCAAGTTCACCACAGGGGCGGTTAAATTTATTTTCGCTGAACTCTAGAATGGAGAACATATAGTCAAGATAGGTGTTGGTGTGTTCACGCCAGTGAGCCATAGTCTGGTCAATATAGGCCTTTCTCCCATCTACATCTTCAGGGGGGATGCAAGAGTAAGCAAAAAAATCCTCATTACGGATTAAATCATCCGCACTACGAACCTCTTTAGGTCTAAGTCTAGGCTCTCCTTTCTCAACACTTCTAACTAAATCATGAAAAATTTCGTGGGTAAAATCCATTGCAATTTGTAATTGTAATAGGACAGCACTACCCGCCGCAACAGTCTGAGAGCCAGTTAGTTTTACGGCTTCTGTTTTCTTTTTGAAGGGAGTGTTAACCATAGTGGTTAATACGGAACCCATAGCGGCGTTGTAAGCGGCTTGTAGACCCTTATTGGAAGTAGCCTTAGTTTTCGGGGGGTTATAAACGGGTAAAAGTTTTTTTAGGAGTTTATAGATGTCCACGAAATGACGGCTGGTATAGCCAGTGGGTGTGACAACTTTCTCTACAAAAAGTTTAAATTCTTCGTGAACGGCGATAAAAGTGTCGGTATCCACAATTTCCGCCTCTAAAGCTTCGATAGAGACGTTATTAAAGTCTCTGAAGTCCATTTCGACTTCTACTGTGGAAGTTTTTAATATTTTGTTGGCTGTTCCTAACATAGGTGTCTTTGGGGTAGCAATAACTAAAGTATAACAGAGGGTATGGCAGGTGTCAAGGGGGTTGAGAAAAATTTTTTAGGTTTTAGCCACCCCCGTAGGTCTAAAACTAATCCACCATCAGTTTTAAAAACCCCTTAGCAAGGTTAGTTAGGACTTTGTGAAACCCTAGATATACGTCCTCATCGTCTAAGTCTTGGACATCTGAGATAATTTGGTTATATAGGGGGTCATAGCTTTTACTGCCTTCGTAGTAGCTCACGATTACGGATAAGTCCCTACGAAGTTCGTAACCTCCAGTAGTGGTTAACCCCTTAAGCATATTTTCTATGATGTTAGCGGGGCTATTGTGTTGGGAAGCTAACTCCAAGCCTTTTAGTATTGCATTATTTAATCCTGTAGCGGACACGGATTCTACTATGGCGTAGGGATGACCTTTAGGTTTCCCCCTTTTCTCAAAATCAGACTTTAAATAGCGACATAAATCAATACCTTTATTTCCCATAAAGGCTCTTTGAGCTTCGAGAAAGAACACTGCGAGTTGGTCATCAAAGTTAGCACTAGACTCGTAGTATTCACCAATCCCACTCTTGGAGTCAATTCCCGAAAAAACCATACAGAATCTCCAGAAGTGAACCATATCCTTTGTAGCATTTTGAACTGTACGGATTCTCAGTTCTTTATGGAGGGCTACAATGGTTTCTTCCAGACGGTTAGGATTGGTTTGAGCCATAGTAGCCCCAGTCATCCTCAGCATCTGATTATAAGTTTCATCTGATAGCGAAGGAAATTTTTTGGGGTCACGGGGCAATACGGACTCAGTGTAACCTGCCACTTTGAGGAACTCTTCGGAGGACAAGTGGAGTAGCCAAAACCCCAAAACATCGGTAGTGGTATTAAGTTTTTTAGCCAGATAATTCCAATGATGCCAAGTTCGGAAATCAGGGCTACCAGAGGATAACCCAGTACCCACCATTTTCTTTAATTCTGTCTCCTGGTAAATAGAGAGCATATTTACCCTGTCCTTAATACCGTCATCAGCATTATACAAGTCACGAGCATTCCACTCGTTAGAACAAGCAATTATGACAGTTCGAGACTTAACGTTTATTGCGTCAACTCCTTTATTTTCGGTGCGTAGTACACCGTTACTAACCAATTGCTTAGTCAGCCCGGAGTGTAACATTTTTTGTTGGGTGGATTTGGTGAGGTCATCCAGATAAGCCAGATGGGAGACAGCAATTTCCCCCCAACCAAATCTGCCAAAGTTATCAGCCATGGTTTGGATGTCATAGCCGCAATTTTTCAGAGCGTCCATTACAAAGGTCATTAGAGCCGATTTACCCAAGCCTGGTTCACCCAAGACAATGCCCATAGAGCGAAACTTATGGTTAATGTCGATTCCCTCAACAGTTGTGGAATCACCACTTCCAACCACAATTCTCCCGACTAATAAGAGGAACATTTGACGTTCTGCTTCGGGAAAGATGGACAACAAATCTTGGGCTGTAACCTCCTGAATGCGGGGGTCAAACCAAGATTTCTGGGGAACTATATATTTCCCACCAGTACCACCCCTTAAACTAATGCCAGAATTGTATCGTTTGGTTTGCTCACCAGCCAACATTAAAAGAGCAGTATTAAAAACTGGTCTACGATTGTCCCCATTGTGAAACACTAAAGGTTTCCAGTATTCCCAAACTTGCTTGCTACAATGGGACTTAATCATGTTTACTGCGTCCTCCAGGGTGTCCTGGTGTTCCATTGGCACAATTTTCTTTTTCCAATGGAAATCCGAAGGTGGTTTGTAGCCATCCCCAGTGGGAGCTACCGTGTAGGGACAGTCAATATAAATTTTGTGTCCAGCTAAATCACCCTTTGGATGGGGGATAAGCTCTAGCCCATGTTGAGCCAGAACTCGCATTCCCTCCCGATAACGGGTGAAATCCCCCATAAACTGACCCTCATCATCAGAATCTCTAGGGGTTTTTTGTTCTTGCTGGTTCTCAAATCGGTTTTCATGGGGGTCACAACCCTCATGGTTGAATTTGTCCACGCTATTTTTTTCTCTTGCAGTTAACTTTCTCGTCATCACTGGCCGCAGATTACTTGTCCTTGTTGAACCCAGTGTAACAGACCCCCCCAGAATTGTCAAGGGCTGATTTAAAGTGGTTTTACTTTAGTTTTCAAATGTTTTTCAAATGTTTTTCGTATGCAGTACGGATACGCTCATCATAAGGTGGGCGATGTTGGTTGTAAGCCGGGCCATTATAAGAACGAGCAAACCCTTTAAAATCTTTTCGTCTTAGGGAAACCACCAAAGCATTACGAACTAAAAACTGCCCTAAAGCTTTTAACTGGTCTTTAGGGCTGTGCATGGCTTGGAAAAATTCTTCAACTGTAGGGTAGCCAACCACTTCATAGTTGAATCCCATAATCTGGAAAGCCCCAAAGGATGCTGATTGTAATGCCGCTTCCCGGTCTAAAAGCATAGCCGCCTCTAAGCGTAGGTATTCCCCCTCAGAACTACGGGAGTTCAATAAGGGAGAGTATTTGCGAGTAGAGAGTTTAGGATGGGAAGAATCAAATTTACGGTTAGTCATACTAGAGAAAACGTGGGATTCAAATCTAACGACGGGTCTGCCATCATCCTGAAGTCCTCGACCAGAAGATTCAACTTCGGCAACTGCTTTCAATAGGGCGACCTCTAGATTAAGACTTTTAGCCAAGGCTTGAAAATCTGCCTCCGCCACTGGACTCAAATCGTATTTAAGGGTATCCGCCGGTTTAGCAGTATCTGCCAACAGTTTTGTGATGAAACTCTTACCGATAACTTGTTTTTCAAAATTATTAAGTTTATATTTCTCAGAGGCTTGTTTAAGGGCTAGTTCTGTCCCTTCCCCCCAAATACCGTCAATTTCTAATTTATAAAAGCCTATTCTGGCTAGTTCTGTCTGTAAGTCTTTTAAAGTCTCTGAATCAGCTTTTAGCTGGTCAAAGGTAACGGTTTTAGCAGGATTCAAGGTCATAAAAAATCAAGTCCAGATTAAACAAGGGTCTAAATCTGGACTTGGGCGTTAAGTGGTTAGAGTTCTAGCCTAAAGTTTGGAAAACTACATAAAGTTGACGTAACAATTCAGAATATACATCAACCTCCTCATATTCTAGCTGATGATTACGGAGTACGGTGGTTAATGAGTCAATAGTGTTTTGAACATTATCATAAAGCAGACCTGTATTTAGGTCAAACTCGGTAGGAAACTTACACTCGAAGTCAGATTCTTCGTCATCCTTAAAATCACATCCCAAATCATCGCACTCACAGTCACCGCAATCGGTGGGAAGGAGTTCATTCATTTCTGATACCATAATGTTCCCCAAGGGTAAAGTGTTTGTTTTAACGGGTCAACTTTGTGTTGGACGGTTACTCCCTGTATGACAGAGAGTAGATTAGATGTCAAGGGGTTACTTTAGCCAAAGCCAAGTAAGGGGCTAATGCTTTCAAAGGTAGAGTGACTCTTAAAGCTACCAAAGCATGAAATCGTAAGTCCTCTTTTTTGATACCCTCAGCAAGTTCTATGGCTTCGGGTATTAGTTCTGGGGGTAAATTAGGGGCTAACGCCACTAACCCTTGGGAACGTTCGGCTTCCGTGTCGAAACTCTTTACAATTTCTAAAGCTTTCCGCATCAAATTCTCAGACATTTTAGACTCCAGTATTTCCATTAAAGAGATGGTGAAGGGGGCTTTGTACCCCCCTTCGGATTAGGTAAAAATGCCTACCAATCTAGGTCGATGTCTCCACGGCTGGGGAAATTCTCAGAGGGTACGACTAGAGACGCATTAACCTTAGTATTTCCATTTGCCATTTTTGTTTTGTTTACTACTCGGAGTAAGCAGGTTTTAGTAGGGGTGACTACCGGGCCAGCCTCAAGAGTACGGGCAATGGCTTTGTTGGACATAATCTTCATACCATCTTCAGTGGTGAGGGTGAAAAATCCACCATTGTCACTTTCTTTAAATTCATACCCTACGATAGTGTATTCTGTACCGTCTTCCAAATCACGGAGGGGTGTAGCAGAACCACCACCAGTCGGGGGTTCAGCCAAATAAGTAAAGAAAGTACCTTTTGTGAATGCCCGACGCATTTTTATGGAATCGTTTTTACGTTTTTCCATGTCGGCTTCAGTAAAACGTGCGGTCAAGTCAAAGGTCAAACCTTCGGGGAACGCTTCGCTTTCGGGAAGGACAATGGTGATGCCACTGTCGGAAGGCATGGATGCGATGCCTTCGATATTGGCGAAAGCCATGTAGGGTACGAACAAGGTTTGACTGAAACGAACTCCTAGGTTGTAACCAGTTTCACCGTTTTCAGCAGGTTCGTCTTCAAACAAGCTGGGGTTTGCTTTTGCGTATGCCGAACCCCGCAATAATGTGTTAGAAACTTTATAAAGGGTGGGGCTATAGAGTGCTTTGAACACCCCATTTTCCGCTTTTACTGTCAGAATGGAGCCATCTGGGTCGAACTTTTCACCAACTTGGTTTAAAATGTAACTGAGTTGGGTGGTTAAGGTACGTCCAATCTTAGAGTTTGGAACATTGGTATAAACCTTGTCCCAAAGCTTACCAGAGTATAAGGAAATTACTTCATCAAAGGAAACTACGGAGGGTACTTGTGCAGTTGAGGTTGTCATAAATTTGTTGGGTTTTGTTTAGATTTGGTTTTTGTTGGGTTAACCCTAGTATAACAGAAGGTATATTAGGTGTCAAGGGGTTTGAGAAAATTCTTTTTAGGCTTTTCTCTGCCGCTTTACCCTAGTTAAAGGGGGTTTAACCCTGATTGATTAAGCTTGGTTCTCACTTAACCAGTTTTTGTTGGGTTAATAACCCCAGTATAACAGAGAGTAGATTAGATGTCAAGGGGTTTAGGTTATTTCTTTTTTCCTGTTTTTTCTGTTCAATCCAATCCTGGAGTACCGTCCAATCTAGATGGACTACTTCATCAGAGCCATCGAAGATTACCTTGAGTATGGTGTACTCACCACTTTCCAGACCTTGTTGCTCAACCTCTGTCAAAACTGGGGTTTGATATGTTTCGCACGGTGTAATTATAATGTACATGGTTGAATCCTGAAGGTTAACTCCAGTATAACAGTTTGAGCGAAGTCTGTCAAGTCAACTCTGGACTTAAAAAGTCATAGTACCCATGTACTGTTACTCTTTGACCAGATTCAACAAACCAGTCGTGGGCTTTCTTCAGGTGCTTAAAACTAGAATTGGGTTCACCGGAGTTAACCACTTGACGTACCTGTGGTGCGTAGTTAGCTCTTTGTAAAATATCAAATTCAGGAGGGGGATTGAGTAGATTAATCACTTCGATAGGACTACCTTTGATGAGATTATCACTCTTATCGCCTTTTTCAACTTTTATATCCCAAATTTGGGGGGGAGAGTCAATTTTACGTTTTTCCCGTTTTAAGGTGTGAGCAAATACACCCGCCTCATCACGGAACCGAGGAGTCCATTGCGCCATACTGACCCAGAGAGAGGTGGGTTCCACAAAGGGTTCCAATAGGGCTTGGTCTAAGGTCATACTGTTGAGGACACCATTGTTAACCAAACCCATCCAGTCAGAGTCTATCGTGTGGAGAAAAACCAGTCTATTACTTTTGCTTCTTACAATGGCAGAGGCTATATCATCTGCCTCAAATTGGGGGAATCTTAAATAGTGAATAGGGCTGTTAGGGGCAGTTACATAATCTAACCCAGCTTGGTTGACCTCATACCATTCATCGGTTTTAGAGGGTCTACCACCTTTATACTCTGGGAATCCTCTCTCTCTAAGGTAGGCTTCTCTCCAGTAAGGGCTACTATCATCTACTACCACCACTGTATGGGGGAAATAAGGAAGACCAGTAAACCCCCGATTCAATGTAATAGCCCATGTAGCCTTTAACCAAGTTGAGGCAGTAGCGGCAGGAAGATTGGCTTTAATAAACTGGTACTGATGGTAAATCTGGTACACTGCTACCCTAAAGTCGTTAACAATAATAGGGGCGTTGGTAAATTCAGACATAGTTTTTAGTCCTTATAGGTCTCACATATAATATGCCTGCAATCCCGACTTTAGGTACAAATAAAAAATCAACCACTGGGTTTTACGATTAAATTCTCGTTAACTTCATGAAACTTAATCTTCATAATCTCGCAGTCTATCCAGACAAATACGCCCAATTTGAGAGTGTAGTCACACAAATAAAAAAGTTTATGACCCTTATTGACGAAAAGATTATCCCCCAGTTCTTAGATGACACTGAGCCTTTGGGTGAAGTAACTGTAAATGGTAAGACCTATCAGGTAACTAGCCCAGAGAATCTTTTAGAAGAACAGTATATTGCCTATTTTGCTGGACGGAGCGAGGCTATGGATGCCTACATTAATATTTTTGGACAAGAAGATGAAAATGGTACTGTGGTGCTAGTACAGACCAAAGATGCCAAAGATGCTGTACGGAAAGCTAAATTGGAAGCCCAGATGTTAGCCCCCGCTCGAAAAATGATTGAGGCACTGCTTGGCCAACCAGTAGGAACCTTTAAAAGATTACGCTCTAAAACCATCATGGGTATTTATAACCATTTACAAACACTACTGGATGAAATTGGGCAAACACCAGAACAGGATGGTGTTACCCCCGTTCAACAGGAGGAATTAGATGTCCCTTTGGATTCCAAAATCGAGCAAGAGTAAATCTCTATGTGGAAACTCTAATCGATGTTTTACCCGTATTTTACAAAATGGGAATTAGCCGTAAACAATTACTATCTATGCCACATTGGGAAGTCATGAATGCTTTAGCTGGTCATTATAAACATCGGGCTAGGGACATTCTTGACATGACCGATGCTGTTGCGTTAGGTTCTGGATTTGGTGAACCAGAGGAAAAAGAAAATCTCCGCAATATGATTGCTGGTAGAGCAGGTTTCCCCCGGATTAAAACCAAAGTCCCCAAGAAATTTACGGGTAAATCTTGGACTTCTGATTTAATGGGGGCTATTTAATGTCCAGGTCTAAAAAAGATATTGTGGTAAATACGGAGGGAAGTCTACCAGATTTAGTAAAGGAGGCTATTTGTTTCTATAAGGGTTGCTACCCTGAATACTCATTCTCGGAAATCTGTCGAAGGGTAAATCGGAAGATAACTCCTTTGGATATTAATGAGGATTTAGTAGTCAGAGTTATTGAGGCTGAACCTAATTTGGTTGCTAAATACCGGAAGGGCGGGGCTGAAGCCGTCAAAATGGGCATGGAATTAAAGGAGTTAAAGTATGCTACTTTATATTCCCGGGTTCAGTTCTTGGCCGAGGTAATGGATATGGGTAAGTCTGGCTACAGTGACCAAAAAGTTACTGGTCGGGGTGATGTTATCGAATTAGTTTCTAAAAATCTTTCTGCCTCTTTGGAAGCACATAAACAACTTACTGCCATCATGTTTATGGTAGAGGGTGCTACTGAAGTAGTCAGTGAAGAAGACTATGTTGATGTCGCTGTTTACCCTCAATTCCTAGAACCCGCCCCAAATCAGATTGAGGCTAGTGCTGAATTAGCCCCCGATTCCGTTGAAAACATTTAGTCACTAACAACCATAAAAACAACATGGTCAATATTGCCCACGGATTGAAACCCAAGAACCGCTATCAAGAACAGTTTCTACGGTCTTTACGGACAAATACCATTTCTATTGGTGTTGGTGAGGCTGGTACTGGTAAGACTCTGATTGCGATGTATTCCGCCCTTTTAGCTCTTAATAATCCAGATGACCCCATTAATAGTGTTTTATATGTAAGACCGTTTGTAAGAGACAGGGATGAGGTTGATATTGGGGCTATGCCAGGTGATTATGGGGAAAAAGTAGATTCATTGGGAACTCCCCTATGGACTAATCTTTCTGAAATTGCCCACCCTAAAGATTTCCAGAAGCTCCGTTCTACTATAGAAATTAGCCACATCGGTAATATTAAAGGAGCTAGTTTGTCTAATACCTTTATTATTTTTGATGAGGCTGAGGACGCTACTGAACGTCTGTTTAAAGCCGTGGTAACTAGAATTGCACACGGTTCAAAGCTCTGTATTATCGGAGACCCCACCCAATGTAGTTTGAAAACTGAAGCCTATTTACCAATTGCCGCAAACCGGTTGAATGATGTGGAAGGTGTTGGGGTAACTTTCTTTCCGAAGGGTACGTCGGTTCGCCATCCAATTCTGGCCAAAATTTTAGAAGCACTAGGTTAATCTAAAGTTACTTCTGAATTAAATATTAAACCACCTTGACGGGTGGTTTTTTTGTTGCTATAATAAACGGGATACCTATTTCTGGACTAAACTATGTCTAATTTATCTGTTTTTGATTTCAACTCCAACAACATTCGCTTTGAAAATCGTGAAGGTCGGGTCTGGGTTTGTCTAACCGATATGGCTAAGGCTAGTGGGAAACGGATTAATGATTGGAATCGACTAAATGCTACAACCGAGTTCCTGACTGAGTTTGAGGGCATTGCGGGGATTCCCGTAATGGTGTCTAACGTTGGGGGCTTACCTGCAACTACTGGAACATGGGCAATTGAAGAAGTCGCTTTAGAGTTTGCTGGTTGGTGTTCGGTGAAGTTCAAAATCTGGATGCTACAGCAAATCAAAACGCTAGTCACAACTGGCACAGTTAGTCTGCACCATGTAGAACAGCCTAAATTAACATCTCGTCAGGTTGCTGTTGAAACAGCTAAGGCAGTTGTGGAAATTGAGGGATTGATTTCTCGAAATAACCCCCGATTAGCCCAATTTCTAATTGACCATGCTATTTCCGATTTAATGCCAAGTCAGGCTACTTTAACTGGGGATTCCTTGCAAGGAGTTGTTGAGATTGCACTAGAAATGGGATTTAACCCTTCCCATGATAATCGGTCTCAACTTGGAAAATACGTTAAAAAGAGTTGTCGTCAACTAAGTCAACAAGAGAAACGGTTAGTCAACGGGGCAATGCGAGAGATAGCAGTTTATCCGGCAAATCACCCAGAAGTGAGAGAGGCAATAGAAGGATTTTTCAGCACTATAAACGGTTAACGATACAAAATAAAACATTAACCACCTTGACGGGTGGTTTTTTTGTTGCTATAATAAGAAAGTACATTTAACCCATGTAGCCATGAATATCAAACCCCCACAGTTTAAAAGTAAGCAGGATTGTTGCGACTTTTTGGCACTAGAGTATATAACTCCCCCAAGAACTATCAAACTTCCAGAGGGTGTTATTGACTTTTTAACAGATGAGGAATTGGTAATAGTCTCAGAAGATTACAATGCCGAAAAAGCCATTAGACTAATCAGTATTTTGCACATATACTTCCCACTGACACATAAAGTCATTTATTTGTTTGGAGAAAGTCATCCATTATCTGATAGTTTGCAGTTCACTTGCGACGCTCTAGGGATTCAAATACGTTACCCTGGATTGCCGCTTGATGTGTGGTAATGATTTTGGATGTCGGTAAATTTAACCACCTTAACCGGTGGTTTTTTTGTGCCTAAAAGTATGCGCCCAAAATATTCTTGAATCCCCCTGCCCACTGAGAAAATATGTACTCTCCCGTTGAAGCTTTTACCACTTGTGTTGGTTATTCGGATTTTTTGTCTTGGTCTTTACTTTTCAATCGTCCGCAGTTCGACAATCTGGTAGTCCTCACTACACCCCAAGACCTGAAGACCCAAGAGGTATGTTCCTTTCACCATGTTCAGTGTTATGCTACTGAAGCTTTTTTTGCTGAGGGTCAAACTTTCGGTAAATCCCAGGCAATCGATGAATTTTTGAAGTCTAATATTTTATCTAAAAGCGGTTGGCTAGTCCACTTTGACTCTGATATTGTTCTACCCCCTCGCTCAATGAATCATATCCGAAAAGAGCTTATAGAAACCGATTGTATTTACGGTATTGACCGAGTTAGTGCAGTAGGTTTTGATAAATGGACAGATTATGTTAGCGACCCTAACGTATTTTATGAACAGGAAGTCTGGCTCAGATTAGACCGTTTCCCGATTATGCCCCGTGTCTTTAAGGATGGGTATTATGTCCCCATTGGATTCTTTCAAGCTTGGTATGCTCCCAATAGTGAAAATTCCTACCCTACAGTCCATCAAAATGCCGCTAGAGCCGATATGCTATTTGCTATGCGATGGGGAGGACAGAAGCGCAAATTAATCGCTAATGCTGTAGGAATCCATTTAGAGTCAGAACATGGAAATCTAGGGGTTAACTGGAACGGACGGAAAACCCCCCCCTTTAAGTCTAGAGTAATTCCAGAACAAGGAGGAGAGTCTGTCTTAGAACTGTGGGAACAAGGGGGAGAGTCGGTCTTAGGAGTGTGGGAACAATTAGAAAAGGCTTTAGAAGAATTTAAGGATATATGGTTCAGTAACTATTAACAGGCAAGAAAAAACCCCCTATACTCTAGGGGGTTAAATAAACCAAACAAGGAACAAATCTGGGTTGTGGGAGTCGAACCCACCTATGCCGTCTTATGAGGACGGTGCTTATCCGATAAGCTAAACCCAGAAGGTCTTTTGCTCCAGACCTCTTTATTATAACTTAGCCGTTATGGGTTTGTCAAGTCTAAACCCAAAAGAATTTCCTCAATCATCGGGATGTCTTCCCGTCGGTAGAAATACTCAGTGCTGATTCGTTTTTTCTTGCCGTTTTTTAACCCGTAGACATGGCGTTTTGGGGGTTTTTCACCCATTAAGGTTTCCCATGCTTGAGCAACTTGAAGGCGGATTTTGCGGAACTCTGTGTTAGTGAAGTCTAAAGCCTTTGCTTCTAGGTAATCTTTTAGGGAGAAATCTTCCGGCAGATAAAAGGGCAAACCTTTTAGTCCATTTTTCCACCCATCGATTTTAGGATAGACCGTGACTACTTTTTTGAAGTCACGGATTTCTTCTCGCATTTCCCGTACTTCACCAACTAAACCCGTCATGACCATTTCAATGTTAGCCAGACGGTCTGAGTCAGAGACATAACCAGTGACAGATTTAATCCATGTGTCGATTCCGATTGAAGCAAAAGCTAAAAGACTTTTTCGAGCCACTGGATTAGCGGCTTTTGATTCAAAACCGTAATAGGAAATGATAGCGGCGGCGGCTTTACTGTTGACAATGTTCGCAAGATTAACACTGTCGCAATCCCCTTTCAGCGTCTGGGAGAAAACCTTACCTTGGAAGGGTTTCAAGCATTCTGGGACTGTTTTTGATTCGGGGGTTTCTTGAGAAAGATTTGCGATAACCCGACCCTCTGAGAACATACTCCCACGTTGAACTCCACATAATCGGGCTAACGCAGACTGACTCATGCCACAGGTTTTCCCGTCTGCACTGACAAAAAATTGCAATTCCATATCTAATTCGGGGACTTTAACAGTTGTGGGTTTTACGATTTCCATATTTACCTCTTTAGTGTTTTCTGATTACTTTAACAGTATAACTTAGCCTTTATGGGTTTGTCAACCCCCAACAAAAAAAAAATCCCTAGCTAGGCTAGGGTTATTAAAGTTGAGTCAGTTTAATTAGCGATAATCTCCATCCCCTTTAATAGTACCTGCCAATTTTCGGGCAGATAGCTTTGCCATGTTCATGTTCATTACACTGAGAAGGTTGTTAAACCCGAACAGGCAGGATAACTCATCAAGAATGACGAACAGGGGCATTACCCGCATCTTAGACTGTAAGATAGCTGGGGATTGGTATGCTTCATCACCCCGTAGTTGTTTTTTGTGAATACTAGCGAGGGAGCCAGCAAAAATTACCGCTCTTTCAAACACTTTACTCAATCTCAATGAAGAAACCGAATCTGGTTTGCCCAAAGAGTATTGTGAAAATAAGGTGGACAGTGGGGGGAGTCCCAGGTGCTTAACTATTCGACACAAGTAGTAAACTACGTCCCCCAGTTCTAGGGCGATTGCCTTAAGGTTAGTGTCATCTTGAGCTATTTGGTCATTATAGCACTCGATGGTTTCAGCTAACTCATTAACCAAACCCAGAATGGAATAAGTCAGGGCTACTTCATCGGGGTAAACTGCTGTAGAGTCCGTAAACTCCATATATGAGTCTAGGTAAGCCAAATTTTCTGGTGTTAATTCAAATCGCATAGGTTTTTAGGTCTTTAAGGTCTGTATGTTCCCAACATAACATACCGCTTATTGGTTTGTCAACATATTTTATCCGTAAGAAAAAGCTATCAATGAAGTATAAGTAAATCTTATCGCTAGGGTAAGCCCCCATCGCCCAATCTAAGACAGAAGCGATTGAGCGTAGAGATAATGGCAAAACCTGGAAAATTAAAATTATATTTACACCCGGGACAACAAGAAGTATTCGGAGACCCTGCCAGATTCAAGGTTTTGGTTTCATCGAGGAGATTTGGGAAAAATTTAGAAGAAAACACCCCTATTTTGACCAAAAATGGTTATAAACCGATTAAGAAAATTTTCACTGGGGACACTGTATATAATGAACAGGGTTTACCTGTAAAAGTTTTAGCGGCTACCGAGGTATTTGAAGATGATTGCTACGATATTGTCTTTGAAAATGGACAGGTTATCAGAGCAGGGAAAAACCATGAGTGGGTTTTGGAGCTAAACCGTAAGTTAGAGTCTAACACATGGACTACTGAGGAAATATTCTATTACCATCAAAACATTCAAAAGGGAAGTAAAAAACTTAATTTATCTGTTCCTCGTAAAATTTTGCATCCGTGGGAAAGCTTTTTTATAGCCGATGTAATCCCTGTTGGAAGACATCGAACTAAGTGTATTCAAGTAGAAGGAGGGATTTTCCTATGTAGTAAAAGTAACATCCCTACCCATAATTCCAGGCTACTATTAACTACTTTAATCGAAAGGGCTATTAATTACAACGGCAACTATGATAAAGCTTCACCCCCCGTCGTTTTGCTCGTTATGCCTAGCTTAAAACAGGCTAAACAAATCCACTGGGAACCACTTGTAAATATTCTAGATGGACACCCAGCAGTTAAAAGAATTTTTAAGTCTGAATGCAGAATCGTTTTTAAAGGAAATAAACCAGACATCATCCTCAGAGGAGCCAATGAAGATAACGGCGACAATATGCGGGGGTTGAAGATATATTTTGCTGGATTAGATGAGATGCAAGATATAAAACCTATTGTATGGACGGAAGTGATTCGCCCTGCTTTAGTTGATACTAAAAATAGTACATCTCTAATTATTGGTACGCCCAAGGGGGCAGGTACATTTTTCCATAGTCTTTACCTACAAGGTGGTGAAGTTCCTAATTGGGCTAGTTTTTTAAAAACAGTTTATGATAATCCCTTTATTCCCCTTGATGAAATCCAAAGAACCAAAGAGTCATTACCCGAAAAAATCTTTAGACAAGAATTTTTAGCATCTTGGGAATCTTTTGATGGTCAGATATTCTCAGATTTAGATAAGAGACACTTACTGGATGATGACGATTTACCGACAAAATTTGACCAAGTATATATCGGAGTGGACTGGGGAGATGTGAATCCTGCCCTAGTAGTGGTGGGAAGACGGGGAGCCGCTTATTTTGTGATTGATTGTTGGGAAAATCCCAACCCTAAAGCGGCCATTGAACAACGAGTCCACAATGAGAAAGCCATTGAGTTAGCCAGAACGCATGGTGTCAACCGTGGATATGCTGACCCGTCACAACCGGGAAGAATTTTAACCATGAGAAAAGCGGGTGTTCCCAAGTTAATGGAGGGCTATAATAGGGTATCAGAAGGTAATGGGGTGGTTAACACTTTATTACACCAAGATAAACTTTTTATTGCCAAATCCTGTAAAAGGGTTTTTGAGGACATGACTGCATATCACCGAGAGTCTAAAGAAGGGAATGTTACCGAGAAAGTGGCTGAAGGGCAAAGAGACCATTTTTGCGATGCTTTACGTTACGTTTTGGCTACTTTGGAGCATCGGAATATTGAGAATATCATCGATAGTATGGGTGCAAATACCCTAATACCCAGTGTCCCCCAAGATGATAGTCTCTACGGAAATTATAATTCTGGCTATTAAGGGGCGAGGGTAGGGACGCTCATGACCTAAGTAGAAGACCTAACCCCGCCCACCCTATGCGATACCCTGAGAAAGTCCCGTTTAATCAGTTAGAAACTTATCACCCCGATGTACTGGCTAAAAAATACATCTATGAGACTGCTGACGATTTGTTAGCGGGGGGTAATCAGATTAGGGAAAATCTGGAGAAATACCTCTGCAAAAAGCCAGATGAGGATGCAGAAGTCTATAAGTACCGCAAAAAGATTTTTACCTACACACCTATTTTAGGGCAATGTTTAGCCCAATTAATGAATCGGATGACTGCTTCAAATCATGTTATTAATGGTTTGGGAACTCAGGGAGACGAGGGGAAGTTCTGGGCTAAATTTAGGGAATCCGTAAATGGAAATAACCAAAAAGAAAAGAACTTTATTAAAGAAGTATTTTACAGACTTTTGAAGTATGAACGAGTTTATGCAGTAATTGATATTGAATATACTGAGAACCTACCTAAAAACCGTAAGGAACAAGATGAACAAGGTTTAATGCCTTATATTGCCCTATATGACCCCTGTAAAGTAGTCCACTATGACGAAAAGGATGGACGGTTACAATGGATAAAAATTAGAGAGTTAATGACTGAATATGACCCAGTGGGTATTCCTAGAGTATACCTAAACTGGACTTTTATTGATGATAAAGAAATAAATATTTATTCGTGTCCAGTAGAATTAGCAAAAGATGGTACACCTAGTCCTGTCATGGGTTTAGACTTAGAAACTAAAGAATACATGGTCAGTAAGAAATCAACTATTGAACATGGTAGAGATAGTATTCCGGTAGTTAAGATTCAAGCCCCAGAGAATCTATGGGTAGTCAAAGAAGCCATTTATTTGGTTCTAGAACACATCCGAGTTCACAATAATCTTTCCTATACTGCTAATTTGGCTGGACAGATTCAAAGACTATTTACTCCGATGGCGGAAACTGTTGATAAAATGGTGGACATTGAAGAAGCCAAACAACAAACTGGTAATCATAGAGTTTTGATTGGGTCAGGATTTAGCTTTAATGAGACTACTGGTTCAGCGATTTCCACTATTACAGGCTATTTACAAGGTATTGAATCTAGAATCAAAGATTTAGTATTTAGTAACGGTATTTCTGCTGGTACTGATAGACCAATGCAAGAGTCGGGTGTGGCCAAAAGTATGGACTTTATCAGCCAAGAACAAGCTTTGACCGCCTATGGTGAGGAATTGTTAAGATTCCTAGAGAACTGTTATAAGTTGGTAGCCTTAGCCCACGGTTTACCCCCTGATAAAGCCGAAATGATTTCAGTTTCAGGGTTGAATGAGTTCGTTCTAGATTCTGTTGATGCTAAGGTAGACCGCCTTGCCCGATTGGAGAAACTAGAAACACCAATCGCTGACACTGCGATGAGATTGGTAACTGAAGATTTACAACGAGCTTTAACTCCTAATGCTTCTATTGATGAACAAAATACTATTCAAAATGAAACTAAGGAATCTTTCAAACCAGAAGAACATTTTGAACTATCTATGGAGGAATTAAGTTCTTTAGTCCTGAATCAGATTGTATCAGTTAAGACAGCACAAGAATTGTTAGGATTTGACCCTGAAGCAGAATGGGAAAACATATCTGAACAAATGCGAAATATGCAAGAGATTCAGGCAGAAGCAGAACCAGAAGCTGAAGCTGAAGGTGAAACAGGAGCCACGGTAGCAGTTGACCTTGATATGCAAATCCAGGAAGTGGCAAGTGCTTTAGCTATGGCTACTGATGCTACTGTAGTTGAGGTTCTAAACGGTGTAGGGTATGTTGAGGGAGGAGATAACCTACAAGGGATTTTAGATACCTTAATGGCTGAATTATCGCAGAAGTTGGAAATCCCCCTAGAGGAAGTTAAATCTATGGTTTCGGGGATGGAATAAAGTTTTGCAAAACCCTTGACAAACTCTGATAAACCGTATACCCTATAAACAGGGGCAATAACCCCTAAACAATTTAGACTTTGAGGTTATCTATATGTTGGCTTTAGGTTTCATCGCACTAACCCTTGTAGTATCTTGGCTGGTTTGGGAAAACTTGAATGTGATTTCCAGACTAATTTTGCTTAATTATATAGTCTATGGGGTTTTGGCATTAATTTGTGTAGCTTCTATTATATGGCTATTTCAGATATTATTCTAGTATCTGGGGTCTAGCCCATTAACACGGTTACTAAAACATTAACATTCGTTAATATGTAAGGGTAGTAACTCCCTATTGGGGTAGCTCAGTTAAGAATTTTATTAGGATTCCTCTGGCTCCATTTAAATCTCTGTCTAAACTTTCGTTACTCTGAGATTTGATTACTTTCCTCCCACCTAGATTAGCTATTATTTCCCCTGTCCATGATACGGTTTTGGAGGTATAAGCCTCAGAAACTATTATTAGTTTTTTACCAAATTTATTGGCTTTGAACTTTAATAATTCCTTAAACTCATAATGTCCAAAATTTAACATTGAACGGGTAGTAGATTTATTGATTTTTCTGTCCTTCTTTTTAACCATTTCACCGGTGTTAAAGCAGGGTAGCAGGATTACATCAAAGTTATCTACTAGAAATCTACTAATTTTGTGGTGGAGTTCTTTCCTCAGATTTCTTATCTTTAATGTGGTTCGTTGTTGCCACATTCTTAGATAATTAATCCGACTTTGGTTTTTGGTTTTAGCTATTTTAGATTGGATTTTGTCTGCTTTATGGCATAGTTTAGCCAATCTTTTAATGGCTTCTTGACCAAATTTACCGAAAACCCCATTAGACGAGAAAATAGTTTGGAAAGTTCTAACACCAGGGTCTAATGCTACAATCTTTAGGTCTTGGTTTTCGACTTCTGGATTATTAGCAATATCTTCAGTATAAATTAGGTAGAACAATCCCCCAGTAGTTGTGAGGGTTAGACCATCAAAACTACCCCTTGTGTCTGATTTTAGGGGGGTTTCTAGTTTTAGGTTTCGGGGGGCTAACACTCCCTTAGCTGAGAGTATTTCCTTTTTTAGGTTGATAGTTTGTCGGGGCTTTTTTCTAGATTTGAATTTTAACTCAAACCTTTCAACTAACCCCGCTTTTAATTGGGCAAACCCTACTTGTTGGGCATTGATAGCTTCGGTGATAGCCTCCTTTACTGTATTTATGTTTATGCAATTGGTTAACCAAGTGTGTTTCTCCAACCAAAATTGAAAGAATGTGTCACGGATGTCATAGCTTGACAAACCTTTTCTTTCTTTCTTAGTCTTTAAATCACAATTAGCCCCAATTTTACCGTTTATCAGCAAATCTACAGTTTTATTGTAAACAAACCGATATTGAGAGATTAGCTCATTCAGTAGATTTTGTTGAGTTTTGTCGGGGTAAAGTCTTATCTTCCTCGATATTTTTGTTGTTTTTTCTAAGTCCGTAGACTCTGCAACTGAAAATATGGAGGATTGATAGTAAGTAGGGGGTAAGTTCTTGTTCGGGACTTGTTTGAGTATTGTTGAGAACCACGATTGTTCCACCGTTCTTGAGGAAAAGGTATTGGAACAATTCAAATCCGAATCGGCAGAGTCTATCTCGGTGGGAGATAGCAAGAGTGAACTAATCTCCTGAGAGTAATCTGTCCAATAGGGTTTGAATACCTTTTCTTTTGAAGTTAAGTCCAGAACCGACATCTGTAATAATCTCCGAATCGGGGTAAACTGATTTCAAGAAATCGACCTGTCTAGCCAAATCAGCAGACTGTTTTCTTGAACTAACCCTAGCATAACAGATAACTGAGGGTTTGTCAAGAGGGTCGGCTAAATAGGATTCAACATCGTAATATCGTTGACCTGCGGGGTTTTTAATCCCCTTAATCAAACCGTCATCAAAATATTTTCTAAGGGTATGGGGGTGAAGCCCTAATTTGGAGGAGGCTATTCTAGAAGGAACGAGCATAAACCAGTTATCAGTGTTCATAAACAAATATGAGCGTTTTTAAACAAATATGTACTTAGACAATAACGCCCAAGCCCAAATTAGAGCTTGGGTTAAAACTTTTAATGAAGAAACGAAATAATAAAAGAAAGGGGTCAGCAGTTCAAGACAAAGTAAAAACTGTAGGGGGGGCGTATAAACAAAAAGCCTTTGGGAAATTTAGTGTTTGGAGGACGTTTAAAGAATGGTTAGTCCTTCGTAACGAGGACGGGACTTTTAGAGACAAAGGAGCCTCAAAAGCCTATACCCCCAAGTATAGTGAAAACACCAGTAAACCCCAGTCAAAAGGGAAAGCAATTAAATTTGGCAGATTGGGAGACCAAGCCTAGATACTGCAAAACCCCAGTTAATGGGGTTTTTTTGGGGAGACTAAGCCTTTTTAGGTTTTAGGGGTTTGGGCTTAGGCATTTTGGGTTTCTTACAGCCAGAACTTTTTTTCATGCCAAGTTAAAATATAAAAGTGTCCTATTTTAGTTTGAGCGTTATTGACAAAAGACGGGTAAGGGTTTATGATGTAGAAATAGAGTTAAAGGAGCTTTTATGCCTAAGAGAGATTTACTGGGACAAAGATTTGGAAAACTGACGGTAGTGGGAGAAAACCCAGTTAGAAAAAATAGTCAAATTCAATGGGACTGTGTTTGTGACTGTGGCGGAACCAAAACTACAGTAAGTAGCTGTTTGACAGGTGGACACACTAATTCCTGCGGGTGCAAACTACAAGAAGTAATTAGCAAAAAGGATTTGTTAGGGCAGAAATTTGGTAGATTAACAGTCACGGGCGAGAACCCGGAAAGAGATAACTTCAGACAGGTTATGTGGGATTGCGTTTGTGATTGTGGAAATAAAACTACAGTTAGAGGTAGTAACTTGAGAAAGGGTCAAACTACTTCCTGCGGTTGCTACAACTTAGAAAGAGTTATAGAAACTAAAACCAAGCATGGGCATAGTCCTAAAATTGGGGAGTCCCCGACATATATTAAATGGCGTTCAATGAAAGCCAGATGCACTAATTCTAATCAAGACCCTAATGGGGGTTATGTGAAAAGAGGGATTAAAGTGTGTGACCGTTGGTTAAATTCTTTTGAAAACTTCCTAGAAGATATGGGTGAATGTCCTGAAGGATACTCTATTGAAAGAATTGATGTTAACGGTGATTATTGTCCTGAAAATTGCAAATGGATTCCGCTAGAAGAACAAGCCGCTAACAAAAGAAACAATCGTCTACTAACTTTCAGGGGGGAGATTTTGCCGCTAAGACATTGGGCAGAACGAATGGGACTCGATGAAGGTTGTGTTCGTTCACGCATAATAGACTTGGGTTGGAGCGTGGATAAAGCATTAACTACCCCGTCTGGTGATTATATCCCCCAGATTGAATATCAGGGTAGAAGTCAAAGTTTAGGGGAATGGGCTAAAGAATTAGGTTTGCAATCATCAACCCTCAGTGTTAGATTAAACAAGTACGGTTGGTCAGTAGAGAAAGCCTTTGAAACCCCCGTAAATGACCACCTAAACATGGTAGAATTTAATGGGAAGATTCAGACTGTTTCTTGCTGGGCGAGAGAGTTAGGTATGAAACCGCACACATTAAGACACAGGCTTAAAAAAGGCTGGAGTGTGGAAGATGCTTTGACTATTCCAGTGGGGGAACAGCCAAAACAAAAACCCCCCGCAGAGCAGGGGGTTTAGTGGTTGCAATTAGCTCTAAGCGGCTAAGTATTTATACGATACTTGCGTCACCGTAAATCATTCTCACCCCTGTTAATGGGTCAGGGAGTCCGGTGATTGTAATTTTTAATTCTTGTTGCGTCTGTAAACCCATCGATAAACGAGACCCATTAATAGATGTGAGCGCACCGTTGGGGAAAGTAATTACTGTATTTTCCCATGCTTTAAAAAGAGCAACATCAGCATCAAAAGCGTCTTCAGCTAACTGAATCGTCGCATAAGTTTTACCGTTATAGGTAGTGGTAGTAGGAGCAGTAGTGCCAGGGTCAGCTACAATAGGGTAGGGTTTGATAACTACTTTTTGACCGGTGATAAGCTGACCAGCTTGGTCAGTAACTTCCGTTTTGGTCATAGTGTAGTTAACAGAGTTAACCGTGTCAGTAGCAGTAACAAGGGGAGTGCCGAATAGTAAAGCGATTTGAGCGGCATCAATCTCCGCAATCGAGATTTCTAGCTTTGTTTCGATACCCACCTTAATGTATCCAACTGGTTTGGAGGAAATTTGAGATTTAAGTTGGAACTCATCCCGTTCAATCATGATAACCGCATCATTAAGCTGGTCATCATTAGTCAAAGTAATCTTGGAAGCACCTTCACCGATTTCGATTAGCGCAGGGCCGGCACGTTTTGCCATTAAAGTAGCCTCAAATATAGAGATTTCAAGTATGAAATTGGGCGTTAGGGAATTTATTGAACGATTGGCAAGCTTAAATTAATGCTCAACGGTTGGAAATTACGGTTCAGGGGTGGGGAGTCTCTAAGCAAAATCCGATAATCTACAGCCCCAGAGTAAATTTCTAAGGAAGGAGTAAACGTGGGGGG